ATAGAAGAAACTTTTTTCTAAGAGGTTATCCTGCTGACGTCTGGGTTGTTGGAAATAATCCAAAAGGCGCTTTGTGGGTAGCTGATAAAAACGGTGTTTTTAAAACTAAGTCAGAAGCACAAGCTTTAGTTGACGCTGATATACAAGCGGCACAAGCAGCTTGGGATGCTCAAACTGATGAAGAAAAAGCACAACCAGGTAATACAAGACCCACTGACGTAACTCTTCCATAAGGAATTTTAAAAATGGCGACGTACGACGAAATTCATGGTTCTAGAGTAGAATCTGTATCATCAAATCCTTCTAATCCACTTGAAGGACAGGTATGGTATAATACTTCATTATCTTTATTAAAAGGTTATGTAATGGGAACTGCCGCATGGGCAGCTGGTGGAGCTTTAGACACAGCAAGATTAGCTGGAGCTTCCGGTGGAATTCAAACAGCTGCATTTTATGCAGGTGGAAGAGTAGGACCTCCAGGTGGAACAGCTCTTTCAGAAGAATATAATGGTTCTTCTTGGACAGAAGGAAATAATTTAAATACACCTAGACAATATGTTGAAGGTGCAGGAACACAAACCGCAGGATTAGCTGCAGGAGCATATCCAGCATCAGGAGCAACTGAAGAATACAATGGAGCTTCATGGGCAAGTCAACCAAATTCAATGGTAACTGGTAGAGGATTTGGTGGAATGGCTGGTTCACAAATTTCAGCTGTTTATGCAGGAGGAACAAATCCTTCTACTGCTGTAACAAATATTGTTGAAGAATATAATGGTACAACATGGTCAGAACAAACCGATTTAACACAAGCTAGAAAATATTTAGGTAGTGCTGGATCAGCAGATACAAACGTAATGGTTTTTGGTGGATCTAATCAACCGGGAAGTACAAGATACGCAATTACAGAAGAATACAATGGATCATCTTGGACTAATGGTGGATCATTAAATACATCAAGACAAGGTATGACTGGTTCACCAGGTGGACCTGGATCTAGCTCATTAGGAGCAATAGCTGCAGGTGGTTATAACGGTACAACATTGACATCAGCTGAATCCTATAATGGAACTACTTGGTCTGCAGTACCTTCTCTTGCAACAGGACGATATGATGTTAGAGGGGCGGGTAGTACTACAGCTGCATTAGCAATAGGTGGTGATGGGTCAACAATATTTAACAACACAGAAGAATTTACTCATGCTGTAGAAGTTAAAACATTGACATCAAGTTAATAATAGTTATATTAGAAAGTAATATGAAAGGAACAAAATGACAGAAAAAAGAAACATACACGCACTTATAGAAAAAGAAGCACCAAGCTTAAATAATTTATTAGACCCAAATGATGTTAAAGAGTTTAAAGCATTAACTACAGAACTAAGAGACACTTGGACTAAGAAACAAGTATTTAGAACAGAAACAGAAATGAGAATGTCTGTTTTACAAGACATGAAATATCCAACAAAAGCTGCAAAGTATTGGCAGTGTGTTAGAGAACAAAATGTATTCTTAGAAAACTTAATGACTTTGTCTTTTGATTGTAGACGTAATGAAGTTAAATTAAAAAAATTAGAACAAAAATTAGAAAAAGAAGAAGACCCATTAAAAAGAGAACTCTATCAAATAGACATAGATGAAAAAAGATATAGCTTAGCTAACATGCAGTTAGTTGCTAGAGATAGAATGAGAGAAATTAAACTTTGGTCTACATTAAAAAAAGAATTTGATGATGGATCATTTGATACTAAAGATGTTAATACACACCAATTAGACTCTTATCATTTAATAATGAAAAATAGAGCCAATACAATAACATCTGGTTCTTCACAACCAGAAGTGTTTAATGTTTTAGGTCAATTAAATACTATAGAAAGAGTAAAGAAATCAGGCGAAATGCTTTACAATAAGAAAGAACAATTAACCCATGATCTCGGAGCAAAACCCAAAATTTAATTTTATATTTTTAGGGCAATCAGTTTTAAAATACCAAGTGCCTTTAGAAATATTTCATATAATTAATAGAATATATGAAAATAAATATTCTGAATTAAAACCGGCTAATCAGCAATTAGTTGGTAAGATTGAGAAAGAACATAGTTTATTTTATAATGGTGAAGACACTTCTAAAATGACTAGGCATAATCATTTACCTAATGATATATTAATATGGTTTGAAAAAACATTTCGTCATTATTTAAATTGGAATAAAACTAAACAATATAAATTACATATGAATTCTATATGGGTTAACACTATGTTTGAACACGAGTATAACCCAACGCATGTGCATCAAGGAACACTATACACAGGGTTATCTTCTGTAATGATTTTAAAATTACCAGAAAGTTTTGGTGTAGAATATTCGGCATCTCACACACCACAAAATGGTAGATTACAAATACTAGGATCTTCTTCGGGTCAATTTGCAAACGTAGATTATCAACCTGAAATACAAGAAAGAGATTTTTATATATTTCCGTATGACATGAGACATTGTGTATATCCATTTAATGGTCCCGGATATAGAAGAACACTAGCAGCAAACATGGATGTAGATTATAATCCAATTATAAATAGAGGAATAAGTTAATGTACGAAAACAGACATATCACAGAACCAAAATGGAAAAGTTGGATAGTGCAAACAACTACACCGTTGTTTACTCCAGATCAATGTAAACAAATTATTGAAGCGGGTAGAAGACAACCACCACAAAAAGCACAGGTTGGTATGAATAAACCAGGTGGTGGTACAGATACAAGTAAAAGAGTTACAACAATATCTTGGATACCATTTAAAGAAATGGAACACATGTATATAGATCTTAATAATTTTATACAAAAAGCAAATGAAAATCATTTTGGCTTTGCTGACATACGGGTTACAGAACAAGCTCAGTTTACAGAATACCCTGTTGGAGGTTTTTATGATTGGCATATGGATAGTGATGTTAACATGGCTCATGAACCACCGGTTAGAAAAATATCTATGACATTAT